CGGGCCGACGGCGGCAACGCCTCGAGCGCCTTCTGGGCCTGCTTGGCCGTCCCGGTGAAGCCTGCCTTGATCGCGTCGCTGACTCCGGAGATCGCGACCTTGAAGGTTCCGGCCGCCGATCAGGGTGTAGCGGGCGGCCGTGGTCTGCAGCACCTTGCTGAAGACGCTGGTCTTGCCGCCGCCCCCGGTCGCCTTCTCGAACGACTTGCTGAACGACTTGCCGGTCTTGCTGCCGGCCTCGGTCCCGGTCGTCTCCGAATCCTTGACGAACTTGCCGCGCGAGTCCTTGAGCTTGCCGTCGGAGCTGCGGCCGAACTCGGCCCCGAAGTTCTCGCCCGCGCCCTTGCCGGCCTCGGCGCCCATCTCCTCGCCGGACTTACGGAACTCGGTCTTGTCTGCTTTCGGGCGGATACGTACGAACGCGGAGGCGAGGGCCACCATCAGTCCTCACCCCCGCGTATGTCGAAGATCTTCCGGTCGGCCTGCTTGTTCAGTTCGTCCCAGCCGTACAGCGACGCGTCGAACTCGTCGCGCTGCTGGGAGTCCAGGCCGTCGGTGAGCATGGCGTAGACCGCGTTGAGCACGACCCGGGGCGGGAGCACGTCGAGCGGTCCTAGAGGTCGGCCACGCGCGTCAGTCCCTGGGGGACACGGCTGGCCGGCGAGGATGAGTCGTCCCTCGACCTCTCCGAGGTTGGCGGCGATGTATCCGCAGAGATGGATCGCCGCCTGGTAGGGCGGGCCGACATCACCTCCATGGCCTGATTGACGAACTTCATCAGCTCCTCGCCCTCGGCGAGCTCGTCGTCGGCGACCCGTTCGAACCGGTGCCACTCGCTCTCGTCGCGGACGATCTCGCCGGTGTCCTCGTCCCGCTGGGGCTGGCCGTCCTCGCCGAGCACGGCGGGCCGGTGGATCACGGACCGGATCATCCGGTACATGGCCGCCATGCCCGCCATGTCGTCGGTGTCGAGCCCATTCTTGGCCGCGTTGCCGAACGCCAGCAGCGGCATCATGCTGACCCGCTCGGCGAGCCGGAACTTCTGGCCGTAGAACTCGGCCAGGTCGAAGTCGACCGCCACGCCCTGAGCCGCCGCCTGCACCTCGTGCGTGCCGGGGTCGTCGGGGACCGGCTGGAGCAGCCGGTCGTACTGCGGGTTGGAGTCCCACCGGATGTCAGCCACGGATCGTCCCGGCGGACGCGAAGTAGACCGGCTGGCCGGAGCCGTCGGGCTCCATCGTGAAGGTCACGGGAAGGGTCGCGTTGTCGGCGCCCTTCTTGCGCTGGATGCCGGCCGAGCCGATGTTGAAGACCTGCATCGCCCACCAGCGCTCGGTGCCGTCCACCGACTCCCAGCCGATCTGCTGGCGGACCTCCTGCCCGATCTGCGGCAGGGTGTAGGTCGTCAGCAGGGTGGTTCCCGAGCCGGAGGTGGCCAGCGTCCCGCCGTTGAACATCTTCTTGAACATCGTCAGGCTGATCTGCATGAACTCGGCCTCGGCCGTGATGGTCCGGCCCGTGATCACGTTGAGCAGGGGATCGATGTACTCGGCCGCCTCGACCTGATCGGCGTCGAAGTTGATGTTCAGCGTGTGCCCCTCCTTGGTGATCCCGAGGGGGTTCCAGCCGGCGGGCCAAGTGTCGGTGAAGACGGAGCCGACGACGGTGTTCGTCGGCGCGGCGATGCCCAGGGCGGAAAGGTAAGTATATCCGGCGCCGAAGGCCAAGGCGTTCTTAGGGACCGAAATAGCAGGAATCGGACTCAACTCCTCAGGACAAAGCCCCCGGGGGGCGTACTGAAGACCCGCACCCCTCGTGGGGCCGGGTGGTCTAATAGGTGCGGGGCCGGAGGGGACGCGGTCTGCGGTCTCCAAGCGCTTGGACCCAAGGTGGCGATCCGGCAAGGAACCGACCGGGGAATCACGGTCCCTCTCGTCAGCGCCCCAGATGAGGCAGCGCGATCATCAGCACCGCGGCGATCGCCAGGACGACCACGCATGCCAGGATCGTCCACTGCCCGTTGGTCACCTTGAGCCGATCTCTCTGTTGGGGGTACAGTGACCCCAACGAGAGGGGACAACATGGAGCTGACCGAGCACCTGCTGATCGAGCTGCGCAAGGTGCAGGCCAAGATGGACGAGGCCCGCGATCTGTTCGACCGTCTGACCGACGTGCCGGTGCGATCGACTGGGCCGTGCGTCTACCGCGAGCTGATGGCCAGCGGATGGGAGCACGACTATGCGTGGTCGTGGGCAGGTCGGATCATCGGCGAGGGCGACGAACTGCGGCAGCGATTCGGGCTCACCCGTGTGCAGTCCGAGCATCTGATCGATGTGCTGGACGAGGCGATCGGCAAGACCGGCCGGCTGGTCTAGATCGGGCGCATCCGGACAGTGAAGTTCAGCAGCATGCGCGGCAGGCTGCCGTCGGGAAACCAGCTCGGGCCCTGGATGTCGTCGGACACCATGAGCAGCACGGTGTCGGCGCCGACCGTTACAGTCTGGCCGATGCCTTCCAGGGACGAGCTGATCTCCTCGGCCAGCGCCCGCGCCGCCAGCGCTGTCGCCTCGCGGGTGCCGCCGTAGATCTGCGCGGACAGCGTGGCCATCATGTCCGGGCTCTCCGGGCCGTCCGCCGACCGGTAGGACAGTTGTTCCTCCAGGAACGCGTACGTCCCCGGCTGCCCGCCCATCACGTACTTGAGGTGCGCACCGAGCTGGAGCGGCTTGTCGATCCCGACCAGCGTCGCAGTCCGCGAGTTGATCCACGCCCGCATCGCGCCGAGCGCGTCGACGTACGTCTTGCCGGCCATCACAGCACGCGGCCGGCCAGGTCGAGGAGCGCGGCGCGGCACCACGGGTACGGCCGGTTGCCCGGGTGGTTGACGGTCCGGCCGAACACGTTGCCGTGCGCGTCGCGGAGCGGGTAGTCACCGTGGCTAGTGATCACGTGCGGGCGGGCGCCCAGCTCCAGCGCGAGCGGATAGGGGAAACCCTCGGGCGTCTCAGCATCCGAGCCGACATCGCGGTACGGGCCCTCGGCGTCGCGACCACGCTCGACGTGGATGCGGTCCCGGGCGTAACCCGACGGGCGGCCGTTGCTGCCGTCCTCGCTGACCGGGATGCGCCGCTTCTGTCCGCCGGCCACGATGACGGACGCCTGGTCGAGGGCCGGCACCGCGAGATCCAGCACGGTCACCTCGAACGCGGGATCGAAGACCACCCGGACGTCGTCGGCCACGGTCAGCCGTTCAGCGCGTCGGATGCGGCGACCGCCACCGGGTCACCGGCCGGCTTCCGCTTGGCGGACCGCCTCAGAGCCGGCGCGGGCGCCACCGCCTCAAGGTCTTCGATGCTGGCCTCGGCCGCATCCTCGGCCTTCCACCCGTTGGCGATGGCCCACGACTCCCACGCCGCCCGGTTGCTCTCCGGGCCCGGCCGGGGCACGGCCACCGGAGCGGGTGCGTCCGCGTCGAGGTCGCCCTCGCACACCTGGTCGCCGACAGTCAGCCCCCACGCCTCGACCACCGCAGCGGGCACCTCGTGGCCGCGCTGGTAGCCGTAGACCGCAGTGCCCGGAGCGAGGATGCCCTGCAAGGCTGTGAACTCGTTCATCGTCTCCTCCTAGGTGTTCGTGATGTAGTAGGTGACCTCGGCCACCGTGCCGTTGACCGCCACTGCAACTCTGCCGTTGGCATCACCGGCCAGCGGGTCGATCCGGGACTGGTAGGCACCGCCTGCAGCAACCGTCAGCACGCGGGCCGGGATCGTCAGACCCTGGTAGGTGTTGTTGCTCGTCAGGGTCACCGTGTGCGAACCCGCACCGGAGTTGACCCAGAGGACGGTCGCCCCGGCGGGCACGGTGTCGGCGCTCGCCGTGGCGGTCCGCTTGGTCGCGGTTCCGCCGGTGATGCTGTCCACCGAGTCGGCTGCGTAATCGGTCACGATCTTCTCCCTACTCGGGCCAGATGACCCATCGCAGTTGCCCGGCATGTCGGCCGATTTCGAGGTCGTCGCCCCACGGCACGGGCCGGGGAGCCACCAGTACGGGCAGGGCGGACAAACTGTCCGCTCCTGCGTTGTCCACCGCGGTCTGCAACACCTTGAGGTCGGCCGCTGCCTGCTTACTCAACGCGTCGGCCAGCGCTCGCGTGTCGGCGTCCCGGGCGAACGCGCGGCACAGCGTCCCGGCGGCCCACAGCGCGGCGACCGCCCGGGCCATCCGCGGGAGCGCGCCGGTCAGGGTTCCGAACCCCGCACCGACGATGGACGCGGCCGCATCGACGTGCCGTTGCGCCTGCTCGTCCGTCGGGGAGGTGTTGCCCGTGAACGTGCCGAGGTAGAACTGGCTGCCCGGTGCCGTCTGGTCGATGGTCAGGAACGGCACGTGGTCGGCCACGTCGGACAGGAACGGTGACCACGGGACACGGGTGGAGGTGCCCGGCAGCGGCGCCACGTTGTAGACCTTCGGCGAGACCGACGCCCCGGTCCCGGTCACCTTCCACACGGCCAGCCAGTCGCCGTCCGCCGCGTCGATCGTGCCGCCACTCGTCCCGTCGTCGGTGGCGAAGAACTGCACGGTACGCTCGTCGCCGGCGGTCCCGCCCCACGATCCGGAGGGAGTCAGCCCGGTGATCGCCGTACCGTCCGGCCGGGTCACGGTCACGGTCGGCGTGGAGGTCCCGTCCGGCGTCACGCCGAGCTTGAGTCGCGAGGTGATCGGGTCGCCCACGTCGTACACGGTCTGTGTCATCAGCTGGCTCCCGCCCTCGTCTCGTCCCCGTGCGCCGCAGCCGCCAGGGCGTCTCCTGACACCCCGGCGACCACGGAGTCACCGGTCACCAGCGGAAGCCCCTGCACGATGAGCTGTACCCCGATCTGGTTGAATGCCGCCGCAACGGCCGCCGCCAGTTCGGCGTAGGCGACCACCGACGCCGCCGCGTCGTACGCCGTTCCGGTCCCGGCCCCGTTGCCCGCCGAGGTGGACACCCCGGCCTGCACCGTCGCGTCGTAGCCGGTCACGGTTACTACCGCACCGGGGCCGTCCAGCTGCGCAGCGATCTGCGCGTCAAGCCCGGCTGCGGTACCGTTCGCGGTCTGGGCTGCCGCGGTCGCCGTGACCACCGCGTCGAAGCTAGCGCCGGCGCCCGTCGCGGTGCCGCCGGTCGGCGACGGAGAAGCGGCCCCGTCCATCGCTGTCGCCGTGACCGCGCCGGCCCCCGCTGATGCCGCAGCCGTAACCGCAACGTCGAACGCCACGCCGACGACATCGGCCTGACCGGCCGGGGCCGATACGTTCGACGCCGTTGAGGTGGACGCATCGAACCCTTGTACGGTGCTCGCGGCCTGCCCGGCCGTCGGCGCGCCGCTCGAGGTGATCGTCGCGTCGGCGGCCGAGGCCGTGACCGCACCGGCGTCGCCCGCTGCGCCCGGGGCGGCCGAGGCGTCGTATCCGGTGACTGTCGCGTCCGGCTGGCCGGCGGCGGGCGAGACCGTCTGTGATCCACTCGCGTCGTAGCCGGTCGCCCCGGCGGCGGTGTCGCCTGCGTCCACGGCCAGCGAGGCCGAAGTGGTCGCGTCGTAGGCCGCGGCCGAGACGGTAGCGTCGGCAGGCGTAGGGCTCTCGGACGTCGCCACGGCCACGTCGTAGCCGGTCGCGGTTGCCGCGGACTGCCCGCCCGGCGGGTTGCCGGTCGAGGTGATCGTGGCGTCGTAGGCCGTTGCGGTTGCCGCGGCCTGCCCGGCGGCCGGGTTGCCGCTGGTCGACACCTGCGCGTCGTAGCCGGTCGCGGTCGCTGCCGCATCCCCCGCGGGCGGGCTACCGGAAGTGCTGACGGTCGCGTCGTATCCGGCGGCTGAGGTGTCTGCCTGGCCGGCCAGGTCGCCGGCCGCCTCGTACGCGTCGTAGGCGGTCGCCGATACCGCAGCGTCGCCCGCGTTCGCCGAGGTGCCGGTCGAACCGGTCCGGACGATCAGCATCACGCCGACGTTCGGGCTGCTGCCGGTGCACGTCGCGGTCTGCGTGCCCGTCGAGCCGGACGCGGACAGCTGGTTGGTCCAGCCCTCGTTGCCCATCGCGCCGCCGATCGGCGCGTCGTACTGCTCGGTGGTTCCCGACGGCTGGGTGTAGGAGGCGACGGTGACGCCGCCGCCGGAGTTGACGTGCCCGATCAGGAAGCCGGTGGAGGTGGCCGGGCTGATCGCGGGGAGCACGATGTTCGTCCCGGACGCGCTGACCACGGATGTCGGGGTGCCATCCAGCGGGGTCGTCGTGTCGGCGCCGGAGAGCACGTAGAGGACGAGGGACTTCTCCTCGTCGGCGGCGCCGGTCTCGGTGACCGACACGGTCAGGTTGGCCGTCGAGGTGACCACGTATGTGTACGCCTTGGCGTGGCCGAAGTTGCTGCCGCCGTCGGCAGATCCCGCCGCGGTGACCCCTGTCGTCGTACCACCGACGGTCGGGGTCGGCATGGCCGCAAGCGTGTAGAAGTCGTTCGCGTGGACGATGACCAGCAGGTCACCGGCCTGTGGTTGCCGGGTTCCGGACAGGGTAGCCGAGATGGTCGCCGACCCGGTGGCCGACGTGGTCACCAGAGGGGTCGTGCCGCGGATCGCGATCGTCACCGGTCAGCCCCCCTTCCGTGGGGGCTGGTCAGCCGGCCCAGTTGACGCCGGTCAGCTTCCGGGCGTTGAAGAAGAAGTCGTTGTTCGCCGCCGGGTGCGCCTGCGAGTGCGCGACCGCCCACAGACCGCTAGGTCCGCCGAGGTCGGCCACCGCGGCCTTGAGCAAGGTGACGTCGGCCGGCTGGTAGCCGAGGTTCGTGAAGAACGTCGCATCCCAATCGGCGTTGGTGATCCGCTGGTAGGTCTCGTTCAGGTCCCGGAGCGCGGTCCACAGCGCGGCGATCTCGGCCGCCACCCGCGAGTTGATGTCGTTCGCCGAGATCGGTAGTCCGACTGCCATCAGATTCTCACCGCTTCCGGTTGTAAGGGCATCAGACCGTGACGCGCAGCAGTCCGTTGGCGGACCAGACCACCGTAAATGTCCCGGCCGTGACGGACTGCGCGCCTCCGAGGTAGTGGTACGACACGCCCTGCTTGGCGACCGTCCCGGCGGTGATCGTGTTGTCGTAGACCAGCACGCCGTACGCGTTGCTGATGGTCATCACGCCGCCGCCCGCGAGGTCGGCCGCGTCGAACATGAACACGCCGGAGCTGGGCGAGGTGAACGTCTTCGACGCCAGGGCCCGGCCGCCGGTCGTCCAGTTGGTTGCGTCGGTGACCTCGTTCGCGGTGACCCACTGGCCGGTGTTGAATCCCGTCGAAGCGACCGCCGCCGCCTTGTCGGGGGTGCCCGTGTTGTTGAACAGCGCGCCGTTCACGGTGTCCGAGTCCAGCCCGGTGTATCCGGTGCCGGACACCTGGAACGCCTGCTCGAAGAACGCCTCGAAGACAGCGGATACCGACCAGCCCATTACTCGTCCCGTCCGGCGCGGGCGGCCTTCAGCTCCGCCGACACCTGCTTGAGTTCGCTACGCAACGCCTGCTCGGTCTGCTTGGCCCCGTCCGCCACCGCGCGTGCGGAGACGATGCCCACGGCCAGTTCGTCCACCCGGGTAGCGAGGTACGCCACCTCGTCATCGGTCGCCGGGCCGGTCTGCGCGTCGTAGCCGGTGGCTCGTCCTGCGCTCATGACTGCACCTTGACCTTTGCCGTCGGGGCGTACGCCCATACGTCGGTGTGCCCGTCAGCATGTTCGACCTCGGCCCGCATGATCGGTCGCCCATCGCCGTCGCGCTGTACGTCTTCGCCCGTGACGTAATCCTCCCGCTCGACGGTCCGCACGTCGCCCCGTTCGCCTTCGGCGATCATCGGCAGCCGGAAACCGGACGCGCCGGAGCACGGATGCAGCGGGGTGCGCACGCCGTGTCCGCGGGTCCGGACGCGGGTCGGGCAGCGTTCGCACGCCCACACCTGCTCGGCGGGTATCAAATCGACGGCCTGCGTGTTGCCCACGTCGGGGCCTCCCTGCTCAATGGTTTATGGGGCGCGGCGGCGGGGAGACGGGTCCGCCGCCGCGCCTGTCCCGGGTGTCGGGCGCGGTCCGCCCCGGGGGTCTACTCGGCCAGCGCGGTGACCGCGTCGATGAGCTCGGCCTTGTTGGCGTAGCTCTGCGCCTGCTCGGCGGACATGCCGCGGTCTTCGGCGTACTTCTCCCACGCGCCGCGGGTGGCGACGGAGGCCGGCATGACTGGTCCGGCCGGCGGCTCCGGGCCGACCGGCTCGGGTTCGATGGGGGCCGGCAGTTCGCCGACCATGGCGATCATCCCCGACGCGGCGAGCGCGTCGAGGGTGAACTGGGAGACGTAGTCGGGCACCGGGTCGCCCCGGGACAGAACGTCCTCGGGGCCGTCGGGCATCGACGGTTCGTCGTCCTGGGTCCGCTGGAAGGCCAGCCGGTTGAAGATGACGACGTAGCCCATCAGGTCAGCGTCCCCAGTCCGGTCAGCTTGCAACCGGCTCCGGCCTCCTGGACCATGCCGACCACCGGGCGGCGACCGCGCACGAGCCACGCGTCGTTGTCGGTCGGGTCGCGGCGCGTCTTGGTCTCCACGCCGGTGGCCGGGTCGCCCTGGTAGTCCGGGCTCGGGATACGCTCGTAGGCCATCGAGCCCAGCGAGGTGGAGTCGAGCACGATCGCCGTGCCCGCCGTCGGCAGGTTCGGCGTCGCGAGGATCCGCAGCCCGGCCAGCACCACGACGTTGCCGGTGATCGACGAGTTGTTCTGACCCTGCTCGCGGGCCATCGTCGCCAGCACGTTGAAGTTGCCGACGATGTAGGCGTACGCGAAGTCGTCGCACGCGACGGTGTCCGCCTCGTAGCCCTTGTTCGTGGCCCGGATCGTCGCCTTCGCCCGGAGCAGGTCCAGGATCGGGTTGGCCGTTCCCGCGTTCCAGTTGGCCAGGGCCGCGATCGACGCCGAGACGCCGGCCACGATGACGGCCAGGGCCGCCGTGTCCACGGTCAGGACCAGGTAGTTGACGATCTTCTGGAGGCTGCGCTCGACCGGCTGGCCCTTGAAGCGGCCGATCTCCTCATCGGTGATCGGCACCTCCTGGCCCCACTTGACCGGGTTGGCCACCGCAGCGGTTCCGGTCGGCGCGAGCGAGCGCGGATACTGTGCGCCCGGCGCGACCTGGCGAGGTA